GAATCCCTTATGGGACTCAAAGACCCTCAAGGTCAGAAACTCATAACGGATTATTCGGAGGGGAACATCTTAATTATCATCCTCTCATTATTTGCGGCAATTGCCGAAGTACTTCACTACTATGTAGATAACATGGCAAGGGAAACCTTTCTACCTACGGCAAGAAGGTATGATTCGGTAGTTAAACATGGAGCTTTGGTAGATTATCATGCTCGAGCAGCAATTGCTGCTACAGTAGATGTAATCTTATCCAGAAGCATTACTGGTAATTCTATTGGAGCTAAGTTAACTATACCCCAAGGTACTCTGTTTACAGATTCTAGTGGTAATTCTTGGTTATCTGCCAGAGACGTAACTTGGTATTCAAATGTAACCACTTGTAAAGTACCAATTATACAACATGAAAAGTATACTGCAAGCGCTCTCAATAATATGGTAATACCCACTGGAGATAGAGTTATAATTCATCTGGGTACTCTACCAAATGGTAAGTATTACGAACAAGGCTCTATGTCATTACAGATAGGTGGGGAAACATGGGTATTAGTAGATACCTTTGCAAAATCAAAGCCAACGGATAAACACTTTATGGTTTCAGTAGATGAAGCTCTTAACCCTTACATAATGTTTGGGGATGGAACCTTCGGTAAGAAACCTGCAGCAGGTGCAAAAATAACCAATGTAGTATTCTACTTAACTAATGGTACTCAAGGTAATGTAAAGAGTAATACCATTACTTCTGTACCCTCAATAATCTCTTCTTCAATTACTGATGCTACAGTAAGTAATGCTTATGATGCTGGAGGTGGTTCAAACTATGAGAACTTTATAATGCTTAAGGAACATATACCTTTGAGTGTAAAGACTTTGGGAGTAGCAATTACCAAAGAGGATTTCGAAAGTTTGGCTATGTTGGTTGATGGGGTAAACAAAGCTAAAGCCGATTATGAATGTGGTAGAAAGCTTACAGTATATATCAGTCCTGATGGTGGAGCTGTTGCTTCTTCTGAATTAATAAATAGGGTATACAACCTATTATCTCAAAGAGCACCTATGACTACTTGGTTAAAGGTTAAATCTGCAGGCAAGGTTCAGATTATTCTAGAGATGGAAGTTACTGGTAAGAAGTCTTATAAGACTCCAGAGATACAAACTCAAATTCTTACGGCATTATATAATGCCTATTCTCCGGAGCAAGCTCAGATAGGTGGAAGCGTAAGGTTATCAGATATCTATGCCCTGATAGATAATCTATCAACCGTAGATTACCTTCACCTTACTAAGTTCTATATTAAACCCTGGCCTACTACCATTTATGGTAATAAGGAATTAAACCTTGGCCAATTTAAATTGAACAAGGCAAAGGGTTCTATGACTTACTACATAACCTTCAATTCCTCAACTACTTTTACAGTACGTTCAGTATCGAATGGTTATGTAACTACTGGCTCAGTCGGTAGCTCTATTCAGATTATAGATAAAGCTAATGGTTTTGATTTCTCATTGGATATACAGAACAACAGTTATCAATCTGGATATAGATATTCTATTACCGTATCTGAACCAAACCATGACTATGAAGATCCAGGTTTCAACTTACCAGTATTCGAGAATGCTTCACAATTAACATTAACAGTTAACGAAATAGTATAATGATAAACCTCAAAAATCTAATCGACTTTTTACCATTCGAATATAAGGACCAAGATACTTATAAGGTAAATGGTAAAGGCATCTTAGAGAGGTTTCTAGAAATTTGTGGAGAGCATTTTGAAGATTATATTACAAAGGATATTGAGAATATATTGGACATTATCGATATAGATAAGGCTCCGGATATGTATCTCAATTTCCTTTGGCAATTCCTCGGAGAAATGCCCTTTGCTTATGGGAACACTATAGATGCACAGAAATGGGCAGAGTACTTTAATGGGTTCTACTCCGATGATAAACTCCAAGAGTTATCTAAGCTTTGGATAATACCAAAGGAGGGACCCTTTACTTTAACCAGTACTCAAGTAAGAAACATCCTGAAGTATTCGATATCTCTTTTTAAAATAAGAGGTACCTCTGAGTTCTTCGAAATAATGATGAGGCTGTATGGGTTAACCTGCGTAGTAACTGACCCTGCAAAGGCTGATAGTTATGATGGTTGGGTAAAAGGTAATCCGCACTTTGACCAGTATTACCATTATGACGATAAGTATACCTATGATAATACTTTCGATTGTTCTCAATGTATACCGGTAACCTTTAGACTTACCGGTCATGGATATACTTCGAACTCGGCAGCTTTCAGAAAATTTAGAGAAGCCGTAGAGGCTTTCTTTAAAAGATTCATACCCTATCATGTATCTTTCGATATTCAATATGGGTTTACCGTAAATGATGGGTATACAATTAAAGCTGAGTTAGTAAATCCGGACCAACCCAATCTTATTACTTTAGAGGTATATGAAGTACCGGTAAAGGTAACTGTAACTTCAGATTGGATAAATGCCGACCTAAGATATCAGATATCCAGTGATAATATAAATTGGGGTTACACTAAACACGAAAGTGGTTCCATTTTTAATATACCCAGAGCAGGTACTTATTATTTTAGAAGTGTGGGAGACCCTACTAAGGTAACTCAAATCACGGTTAATCAAGAATCTTATAATCGAGTATATTCTATTACTTGTGACCCTATTACTGGAAAGATAACTCCTACTAACCTAAAAGTAAGTACAGTAGTAAGGGCAAACGTATCCTATAAGGGTACCGTGAAAACCTGTAATGTACGATTATCCGGTACTGATATAGTGAAAGTCTCTGGCTCAACTTGGGAATTTTCAGAGCCTGGTACCTACATCTTTGAGATTGTAGAGTTCCCAGTAAAGCAAACTTCCTTTGTTGTAACTCGAGAAGAGATTACATATAAGGTAAGATGTACACCTTCTGAATTTAGAGTTGGGGATAAGCAAAGTATCAAGGATGCTACTACCACTCTTACCATCGAATCGAATTACCCAGAATCATTTACTGGTGAACTATATTGTAGGCTAATTGGTGATACTAAGTTGTTTAAGAACGGTGATAAGTTTACTGCTAATAGCTATGGTACTTATAAGTTTAAATGTACACTGGATAAAAGGGAAACCGATGAAGGTGTAGGTATATTCGAAGTAGTATCTGGTAAGACTGCAGTATATAGAATTACTGTTAGCCCACCAACAGTCACATTATTCAATGGATCTGCAAAAACTACCGTAATAATACAATGTATTTCGGGTAATGGTGATGATTACCGAGTTAAAGTAGTAGAAACTGGGGAAACCTTCAATGCTGAAAACGGGTATGTATATACTACTAATAGAGCAGGTACTTATACTTTCCAATCTGTAGCCTACCCAACTGCAAAGACTACTTGGGTAGTTAAGAATACCCCAGTAGTATATCAGAATAAATTAAAGATAGTACCTTCGGATGCTACAGACAGTCATTGGAAAGAACCCAACTGGGCATTACCAGAAGACCAGATAGATGATACTTATGCAGTATACCAATTACTGGATGAGAAGTCTGCTTGTAAGTTCCATCTTGAGGAAATGAAAAATGGGGTCAATGTAAGTGGTACTGCAACTTGTGATGAAACTGGGGAAACCTATAATCTTGAATCCGAGATTGTATTAACTAAAGCAGGTACTTATACTTTTGTGGCAGATGATGGTTCTTCATTAAGGTGTCAAGTAATATTGGAAGATTACCCTACTATTATAGAATTAACCGTTGACCCAAGTTATGCCGAATTAAAGGGTACCATTAAACAAGTATATTGTTTAATTAGGTGTAGTTCTAATAAAGCTGAATTCGATAGTAGAGTTAGACAAGTTGGCAAAGTAACTACTTTTGATGCTGGTGGAGCCGGATATGAATTTACTACGACTACCGCTGGAGAATACATTTTTGAATCAGTTGCCGATACTTCGGTACGGGCTAAGTTTACGGTAGTAGATGCTGACTTATTAAGCGTTAATCCTCAAAAGTTGGAATGGGAATCAAATGACACTTCTGAGAAGACATTTACCATTACCACTTATAGTAATCAAATGTGGAAAATTGAAGAAGTATGATAAAGAGTGCAATAGATAATGTAACAGAGACTACTACTCAATCTCTGTTCAAGACTTCAATGATTGGTTTATTTGGAGAATGTACCCAAATTATTTATGACCTTAGGTGGATGATATTACTTGCCATAATATTGATACTTTCAGATTTATGGTTTGGTATATCTGCAAGTAGAGTACAAGATATAGTCATTCGAAAGTCAAGGGCCGGTAGGAGAACCCTAAATAAGCTGGTTGATTATATTTGTTATATCTTACTTGGGGCTGTAATTGGGAAAGCTATTGGAGAACCCTATGGAGTAGATCCCATAGAAGTATCCATTACTATAATGATATTATGCTATTGCTTCGAAATAGATAGTATCTATGGGCATATATGTGAAATACATGGTATTAAGAAACGGTACAGTATATGGAGAATACTCTTTAAATTGTTAACCCTCAAGTTCAAGGATGTAGGTGAAGCATTTAAAGATATGTCAGAACAGAAAAATCAATTTAAAAATACTAAGGACAATGAAGACGTACTTTAAGTATGAAGGTATTATTAAATCAAAGGAAGCAGCAGAGGCAATTGCTGCTCCTTCTGGTTTAGGACCATTCTGTGGATTTGGCTCAGCTACCATAAATGGTAACAAGTTAGTGGTATCTCCTCAGGGAGTTGCTGGAAGTAAGTATGCCAATGTAATCAAGGATAGGATTATGGCAAGGTATATGGCAAAGGCTTCAGAAGATGGGGAATTGCCAGATGTAAACTTTGGGTGTATTTCAAGGGATGGGTATGTATTTATATCTGATGAACAAACCCTTACCATTGAGAATATCCAAGGTACCCAAGGTTCAACAGAAGAAGTATTACTCTTTGCAGTACATACTACTATTTCTGAACCAGTAGATAATCCAGTAGACTTTGTAGCTTATTGGAATGAATCCTCCGAAAGCTTCTACACCTTGTTTAAAAAGTCTCTGGATATTTATTATCCGATTGCCGAAGAGAATCGTACACCGGATATCATTAATAATGATGTATATTCTAATTACGATATGACCTATAGCAATCTTCTAGAGATGGTAGAGAGTGTTTGCCCTTATTACTCTAATAATAAAACTTCCGTTGTTCTTATCGGAGTATATGGTAAGGGTACTGATGCAATGACTAAACGAAATGAGAACTTTGCTATCGTACCCTATCAGGGTAAGTTCCAAGAAATCCCTTATACTACTGCTGCCCAGAGTATGATGAAAGAATCAGTGAAAAGAGTAGAACAGATAAATTCAGGCTTTCCAGTAGTAGATGAATCGGGTACTAAGTTAAATATCAAGCAATACATTGATAGTCAAATTGAGGCTATCAGAAAAGAATTCTCTGAATCTCTGAGTACTGCTAACTTACCAATCGGTTCTATTATTCTTTGGGAAACCGATGTAATACCCGATGGTTGGGCAGAATATACTAAGGCAGCTGGTAGAATAGTTATTGGTTACCAAGCTGGAGGTGTTCAAATTGGGGATGAAGTAATGTTACAGAATGTTGGAGATTACTATACTCCAACTAAAGGCAACTTCCTAATCTCAATTAAAGGCGATGACCTTCCTAAGCATAGGCATGCTCTTGGTGTATCTAAAGGTAAACAAGATAATGCCAATAACTGGGAGAACGTTCGTCCTCAATCTTTCTTTAATAGGGAGACAGGGTTGAATGGTGATTTCGGTAGAGGAACTCCTACCAAGGGTATTCAAGATGGTGCTATCGTAGTAAGCTGGAACCTATTAGGGGAATCTTTCTTACAAGA